ATTTTAGAAGAGGTATCAGAACTGTCAATGTCCCAATTGGCAATCATAGATTTGATAACTTTGTGTTGTTCGGTGAGAACCTTTGGTGCTGGCTTGCCAGTGGTGATTTTTACAGCGTTTTTAGTTTCATCAAGTTTAGCTTTATTTTGTAAGCTTTTGTTCAAAGCATCAGCATCGTTTATTACCTTAGCAATAGTTTTCTTTAACTCATCACCTAGCTTGCCTTTGCTTTTAGCAACAAGAGCTTCCATTTCTTGAAGAGACTGGTCTAGTTCGCTACCTTCTGCTTGGCCGTTAGCTTCATCAGCCATAGCAGCATTTTCGTTAACAGCATAAGGATCGCCACCATTGGGGTCGTCTTGCCCAGGAAGAGCGCCTGTTTGTACAGCAGCAGCTGTTTCGGCTTCGGCTTGCTGTTGTTGGGCCATTTGCTCTTTTTCAGCATCGTCTAGGCCTTTTTGATAGCCTTTTTGAAAAGCAAGATCTACTCCATTCATATACTTGCTGAGTAAAGCTTTATATTTAACTTCCCAATCTGTATGATTGCTCATAATTATCTCCTATATATTCAAAAATAAGACCTTTATAAGTTTTTTGCTTTTTATAAAGACATAAATTTATTGTACCATTTAGTAAGTTTAAATCATTAGCACAAGTTATTTGATTTTCCCAAGAACCTACAAACTTGCCTTTTTTATAAAGAGCTTTAAAGCCAGGCCTTGCTTTTTCTAAGCATATAGTTTCATACACATTAAATTTTCTATACCATATTTTCTTATAGCATTGTATAATTTTGGGCAATCTAAAGATCCCCTAGAGGCATTATTTATATGTTGAGAAAACCTTTTTTGTATACTTTTTTTTGTTTTACCTATATAAATATCTTTAGTAATTTTATTTATTATTTTATAAATAATCATCACTATTCTCTTGATCATCTTCTCCTAAACTTGCCAATTCTTCATCGAGTATTTCTTGTATTAACATTTTATAGTTTTCATAAGAGAACTCTGGGTCTTCAGCAAAAAATGCTCTAACAGCATTGGGGTTAGTTTCTAACATTAACTGAAGGTTTTGCTGCCAGAAAGCGTCTCTTTTATATTTTAGTGTTGGATTAAAGTAATAGGCAGGATCTTGTAATTTTTCTGCCATAAATTTATTAACGTCAATATATTTGTCAACCCCTAATCCATAGAATTCGTTAAATAAAAGTTCTCCACCAAGATGAGCGCCAACTTTTTGTTTGTCAACTTCTTCAAGAACATCATCCATAGTCATATGAATTGGTTGATCTTGTTGTAGTCTTAAGGATTCTTCTTGCTTAGATTGGGCATCTAGTCCTGAAAGCTTAACTTCAACTATTTGGGCTAATTCTGGGTCAATTACTGGTAAAAGTTTTCTGTTAAAAAAGTCTTGCCATTTTAAAATTAAAGGTCTAAGACCAGTATCACGCGCAGCAGTCAACTTAAATTCGTTGTTACTTTCAGAGAGGGTTTTTTGGTTAGTACCACGAGAAAGGTGCGTATATCCAGGAAGTTCGTCAGGTGACATATTAAAGGCAGCAAGAATATTTCTTGAAACTTCTTCGTACAAAAATTCAAATTCTCCATCTTTCTTTTGAGGAGAAGTTGAAATCCATTGAACATCGTCTTCTTGGCCAACACCAAAGATAGGGGTTCTGAAAGCATTTTCTACAGAGTTAATAGAGGCTATATATTCTTGTTTAACATTGTCAATAACTGTTTGGTCAGCTTCGTCTGACTTAAATACTAAAATACCCTTAGAAGCTTTACCATTTAAGAAATAAAGTTTTCTGTATTGTTCAATAGAAAGGTGAGTGGTAATGCTGGATAAAATATTATCCATTGGAGTAACAGGGTAATCATTATGCTCTACATCGGTAGATGGGTACAAGTTTTGAACAAGAAGCTCTTCAGAAGCAAAAGCTTGTCTAGGAATTCCATCTACTTCTTGAATCCACTCATACTGATCACGCTTAAGCATTTCAATATTGATATCAATATCTTCACCAGTAATTTGTTCTAGAAGTCTAATAGAAGACTCACGAACACCCTTAGCATACTCACCATGACGCACTGCACGTTTAATAGTACCAATATCTATTGGTCTGAAATATTGAAACTCTCCAGCCTCATTATAAGTGATATCCGTACCGTGACGACCAAAAGAGAGTCCGTTTTTTGTCTGAAGAAATAGATAATCTGATAGGCTCATTTTTTCTTCTTCCTGCATATCTTCAGGCTCGTATCCACAAGTTACTAGAATTTTCTTAATATGAGAAATTCTGGACTCAATTTTGGCAAGTTCGTTATCTGTAAAAAGACCCTCAAATTCTTGTTTGATTTCCATTTCTAGACCAATATCAAAGCGATCAACCCTGAATGAACCAAACATACTCATAGTATTTCCACGAGCATTTAAAATAGCAGCAATCAAATGGTCTTTTACTCGTATATCTTTGATATAGGAGTCGGGAATGAGTCGGCCTTTGTTCTTATAAAGACCAGCGTAGTTGTCGGCATTGTTAGGTTTTTCTGTAATTGCTAAACGAGGCAATACAATTCCACCCTTTTTTACTTGTCCTTGTAACTTTTTCGCAATGAATTCAAGATTTTGACTCTCTTCGTTTTTATTGAGAGGTTCATAGCCCATTTCGGTCATTAATTCAGAAGCGGCAGGGGCTGCTGCAAAAACTATATCTTTTTTAGGTGTTTCGGACTTTTTAAGTTCCGAGGTCTTAGTTTTTGTAGTTTTCTTAATATTTGACATCTATTTCCTCTAAAAATTAAAGATTACGTTAGAAACTAAAGCCTATCTTTCCTTTTTTCTTGATTTTTAGGGTATTTTTGTCCCTAACCGCCAAGTCTTTTACCCTATTTTTCAGCAAGTTCTGATTATAGGATTGTGCTTTTTCTTGCCAAGTAGAACCTTCGTATTCTGTCTTATTCTTGGCATAGCTAAAACTGCCTTTCTTACCTAAATAAGTAAATATCAAGTAACGTATAGCATCCATGATATCTGATGTGCCTTCCTTGTCTTTTAAAGGAACCCCATCAATAGGGTCTCCCTTACCGTCGGTTTTCCATTTGTATATTTCAAAGCAATCCAATATTCTAGTGGTATTTCCATGAACCAATACTTTCATGAGTCTAGCATTGTTGCTGTCAGTAATAACAGACTGTACACAATTAATGCCATCTATAACAAAGTCAGCGTTCTTTTTTACCCCTTTAGCAGCACCTTGAACTTTTCTGTTTAGTTTTTTAATACTTCCGGGTTGAGACGAGTCACAATACCATCGCTTAGGTCTGTATATTTCATCGAATTCTTTAGCATATTTGTCAATAAGGTCAGAGTCTTCTAGACCAGAAGCAGAGACCACATCCATTATCCATATTTGGCCATCAGGCAATACGGCTCCGACGACTATGGTGGACTCATCGGTAAATCCCCAATCCACACCAGCATAAAAGGGTATACCCATGTCATGCATATAGGCTATTAACATGTTAAGGGTCATGTCTTTTTTGTTAGACTCTCCTGTAAGGTATTCCCAAGCTTTTTGCAAATCTATAGAGTTTTCGTGTCTAGAAAATCTAGGATATACCAGACCAAAACTGGAAGGCTTATTACAGAGAAGCTGGGCATTTGCCCACTCTGGAGCAGTTTGTTTAAAGTTGTTATGTACTGCTGTAATAGGCTTAAATAAACCATCATGATTGGTTTGTGGTCTGTCAACTAAATAGTTTCTAATAACAGACAACATAGGATGCTTGGCTATACCAGCATAGGCCTCAAAAGGCTCATAGTTAGCTTTTTCTTCATCATTTAAGGTTTCGTATTCTGCTGGGTCTAGGTTTCTCATTGGAAGGTCTATAGAGAGATACCTAAGAACTTTTGGCTTATTTATTTGAGCAATTTCTGCTGGTATTCTCTCGGTTATATCTATGATATTCCACCTCAAGATTTCACCACCAGCGTTCTGTGTCTCTTTGAGGGTCTTCTCCATGAGCCCACCAGCATATTTTCTGGTAGATAGATAAACTGTAAGGGGAAAGTAACCACGGTAAGTGCAAGGAATCATCTTTGCTTCCTCTAGGGCACGAGGGTCTTGAACTACATCTACCTCGTCCATAAACAACAAAGGCACATGTTCACTGTTGTGGGTAAGCAAACCATTAGCAAAATAATTGTGATTATCTTTTATTTCAAAATCATAGGTAGCATAACCTGATTTGGCCTCTATTTCTTCTATTTCTAAAATCTCAAAATTATCCACTATACAATTCCCATTTTTTATGTCCATAATCCCACACTTTATATATAGGTCTATTATGGCCAAAATTTGCTTGGCTAAAAATACCTGCTAAAGCTTGAGCTTCTTCTGTTGGATATTTTTCTAAAATATCTACATCATTTATTCTTTTACACTTAGTACGAAAAACCCTGGTATCGAAATCTGTATAAAAATAACCAGGAGCTAATGTTTGTGTGGTTTCTTTAAAACCCATTTTCTTATATACATTTCCATGCCCTATTCTATTGTTACTATAACTTAATAGTTTTTCTTTATAATTCTCTCTGAAGAAATTAATAAGTTTTCCAAAGCCTCCATATATTTGGGTGCTACTATCACTAGCAAATCTAGCAATTTCCCAACATTTATGTTTAGAATTTTTTCTAAAGATCATACAGCTAAAGATATTGTTTTCCTTATCTACCAAAGCATAAGCAAAACTAGATTTAGTATGTCCATCTATATGATTTTTCTTAAAAAAACTTTCAAAATCTTTATTTTTATTTAATTTTATTAGCTTTAACTCTGAAGCTCTTATTTTTTTTGTAAAAATTCTTAACCTGTTTTTAATCATATTTTTTACAAGATCTCTATTGTAGTTCCATTCGTCTTCAAATATAACGAAGGGTTTTATATCTTTTTTAAAAAAAGCTTCATACTTTTTTTGATTAATGTTCTTTGCATTTTTCTTCACAGCACTAGAGTGCCAATATAGTCCGTCAATTTCTATTCCAAGATTAAAATCTGGTATATAGATGTCTATTTCATAAGGAGCTATAGTTTCCCTATCATTAATTCTTAATTTTCCACTGTATATTGACTCAATAAATTCAACAACTTCCTGATGAATTTTAGAAAAAGGTCTATAACATTTTTTACATCTTTTATTATGATTATAAAAATTAGTAAATAAAACTTCAGTGACATGATTATTAGGGCAAACAATTTTAAGTTTTTGTTTTTGGTTAATATACTTTTTAGTTAATAATGTATAACCAGAATTTTCTATATAATCTTTTACAAAATCTATATCAAAAGATTTTGAATTGCACTCATCAGTGTTACATCTATGCCCATATTTAAACCTGTTATAGCTAACCTCATAAAGATGTCCAAGATGACACTTAGTTTTTAGTTTTTGTTTAGTATTTTTATACTCACTTGGACCAGTAATCAAATCGTAGTTATTAATTGTAAATAATTCTTTTACATCCTTATAGCCCACGCTCTTGCAAGTGCCACATCTATTTTTTTTATTGTAGAATTTTTGATAAGAAAGTTTGCATTTGTGGCCCTTGGGGCATAAAGTATCTAACAGCTGATTGCTGTTTTTATAATCATGCTTTTTTGTAACTAACAAATAACCCTTCTGTTCAAATGTTTTTTTTATCTTTTCATAGCTTATTCTATTGTCTATTCTTCTTTTTGCTATGCCTTTATCACCAACAACTAATTTCTGAGCCTCTATATAACCTTTTCCTTCTATATATATTTTATGTTCAGGTGAACAGGTAATGGTTCCTTTGGTAGTTTTAATTTTTAATAATTTTTTGTGCCTATTTGATTGGGCATTTACTATAGGTTTATATTCCATGGTGCCATCTTTGTGATTAAAAGACAGCAATTTGATGCTTTTCCCTTTTTCTAAATCACTAAAAACTTTAGAAGCTTTTTCTATTCCATTTTCAGTATTTAGTCTAGTATTTCCATGAATACAATTCATACCAGCAACGGTGGCAACAACTACGCGCAGATAAACATCGTCACCGTCGTCAGTAATGTATTGAATTTTACCCTTGTTGTCACTCTCTTTTTGCCAGCCATTTTCTTCTAAATACTTGTGAATCTTACGAAAAAATGAGTTAACGTATTGGATTGCCTTTTCTGACTGCGATTTGATGGCCGCTCCATGGGCCACAGATATCTTGAAATGAATCATACAGAGTACTTCAATGGCAGCAGCAGACAGGGTCTTATAAGAGTCACGAGAAGCCAACATGGATACCTGTGGTACACTAGCTGATTCTTTTGTTTTAATTAGCTCATAGATTCTCCACATAGCTTCTGCTGGAGAATGCGTACTTTCTGGATAAACCACCCCTATGGGAAAGTCTAAGTCAAGATAAGTAATCATCCAGTCCCTCAATTCTTCGGCAGAATTAAGGGGTTTTAGAAGCATCTCGGATTTAATTTTTTCTATATCTACTGTGCTCATTATTTTTGTCCCATAGTTTTCTTATATTTTAAAGATTTCCGTATGGTTACTCTATTCCAGTTATATTTGCATATATCTTTTACTCTATGGACTATGTGGTGACTGGCTGGAACCTTATAAAGTTTTCTGTCTATATTTTCTTGAAACCAAGTAATAAGCTCTTGAACTTTGTCATAGGTAATATCGCTGTAAATCCTTGAAAATCTTGTCTTTTTGTATTTAAACCTAGGCTTAGAGTGCTTTCTGGGTCGTACCTGATTTGCTTTTTGGCGCTTCATATAACCCCATACAAAATTTAAAGCCTTGTATGGCAAAAGAAAAGTACTTTTGTCAAATTCTGAAGCCACTATAAAGTCATATTTATTGGTACTGTAAAGTTCTTCAACAGTAGCTTCTGTAGGATTTCCATTTTTTAAGTAAATTAATTTAGCATCGGCTCCAATTAGGGCCGATTTGCCTGTAGATTTGAATGTTATTGTATATTTAAGATCCATTTCCTGTGTCCATAATCATATATTTTATATAAAGGTTTATCATGCCCCAAATGTATTTTGCTAAATATACCAGCAAGAGCCTGATCTCTTTCTGTGGGATAAATCTCTAATATTTCAGGGTCATTTATTCTTTTGCATTTAGTACGAAATATCCTAGTAACCTTATCAGTGTACCAATAACTTGGCTGGGTGGTTTTTGTTATTTCTTTAAATCCCAAAGTTTTATAAACATTACCGTGACTAAGTCTGTTATTGCTGTAAGTTAAAAGTTTTTCTTTATATTCTTTTATAAAATTTTTAACCAATCTAGATGCGTTACCATATATCTTGTAATCATAATTAGTGGCAAATCTAGCTATTTCCCAACATTTATCTTTATTGTTTTTTCTAAAGCTCATGCAACTTAGTATTTTTTTATTATTATCAATTAATGCATAAGCAAAACTAGCTTTAGTGTGCCCATCTAAATGGTATTTTTCAAAAAAAGCAGAATATTCTTTATTTTTATGTAATTTTATTAACTTTAAATTAGAAGCTCTTTTCTTATATTTTGTTTTTATATTAATTCTGTTCTTTATCATAGCTTTTATAAGCTTTTGTTTGCCATACCACTCGTCCACATATATTGCTAGAAATTTTATATTTTTTTCTTTACATTCTTTATATTTATCTGTATGATGCCTGTAGCCTTTTTTACAGGCCTCAGAATGCCAGTATAATCCGTTCAATTCTATACCCACGTTTAATTCTGGTATATAAATATCTAGTTCTTTTTTATCTAATATATTTCTAGCATTATATTCTATTTTCCCACTATATATAGTTTTTATAAAATCAAATATTTCCTCTTGAGGCTTGGAATATTTTGAGGCGTCTTTTTCTATAAATGGAGATCTTTGTAAATTATATAAACTTTTTTTTGCAATTTTTCCGTTTTTGTTTTTAATTTTTAGTTCAGACTTGCAATTTTCATAATTGCCAGATATATATTCAAAACCTAGTTCTTTAATTTGAAGTTTTACTTCCTCTATTGTTCTTTTTCTTGTTCCATTTTTTAGTTCTTCTTTCCAACATTCACTGCATCTATTGCCAGCATTCCACTCTTTCCAAGTTATATATCCTACATGTTTTTTAGGGCATTTATATTTTAATTTTTGTTTGTTATTTTCATAAAAATCACTTAAAACTAAAAAATTCTCTGAAAGAAACGATGCTTTAATATCTTCAATTTTATTTTTCTTACTTTTATTAGAGCAGGTTCTACATCTGTCTCCTCTTTTGAAGTATTTCCATGTTATTGTTTTTTTGTGGTTTTTTGGACAAAGAACCTCAAATTTAGAATATTTTTTATCATAGAAAAAAGAAAGAACCTTATATCCTTCTTTTTCTATATAATCAATCATATATTCTTTATCTAGTATCTTCATGGTTACTTTGTTAAGATTAAGACAGTAACCTATGGTCTATTATCTGCCTCGTTTACATATTTATCCGAATTTTCTGTTACACGTCTAAATTCTGAATCTGCTTGAGCTTCTGCTAATTCTAAAGCATTATCTCTGGGATAAACGACCATTCCACTCATAGTACCCATTACACTGGCAATACCAATAGCATTGCTAATGGCTTCTTCAACAGCCTTTCTGGCATCATATAGACCAAGCTGTTTTGCTGTACCAAATTTGTGTTTGTTAACGTCATAGCAGTGTTTGGACTTTGTAGTCATGAGACTAGTAACAATTTCATCGATTTCTTCTTCCGAATAACCAGCATTTTCTAGGAGACGCTTTACTGGAAAGAAAAAGCTAGGCACCATAACATTCATCACGATATCATTGTCTGAACACTTGGTTGCCAAATTTAGAGCAATATCAATCAAAGTACGTCCACCGCCTGGAAGAGCACCATCAGTAATGGCTGCTCTAACTGCACAAACAGCATCTTCGGCGCGGTCATGCTTTTCTTTTAACTCACCAGAAGAGCCAGCAAATACTTTTAATTTAGCAATACCTTTTGTAAGCTTTCCTAGTCTTTCTTCTAGTTTAATTTTTTCAATCTTAGATTCAGCATTGTTGATCATGTTGTCTAATTGTTCAGCGCGTTCTTCAATCAAGGCCTCATCGGAATCACCAACAATGGTACTTCTGAAACGGTACATTTCAAATTTATCCATGCCAAAACCAAGGTCTTTCATTTCAGCTTTAGCAATGTTGTTGTCCATTCCAAAAACTGTACTTCCTGTAAACGCTGCAAGGTCCATTAAAAACTCTGTCTGAGAATTTACGATTTGATCCATTGGAGTTTTTAGTGGCACAATATTTACGGCACTAGGGTTGGCAAAGTTCATTGCTAATTGAATAAGAACTTCTTCTGAGAAACCGTGAGCAACAAAAATTAAATTTTTATATTCACTTTGTTGGGTGCTCCACATGCCACCAAAAGTTTCTAAGATGCCTTGAAATTGAACAAGATCAGTAACCATTCCATTATATAGTAAGAAAAGTGGTTTGTCTAGATCACATCTTTGGTTTCCACGATCATTAATAAAAGCATTTCCAAACTTACCAATACTTTCTTCGTATCCAATAGGAATTGGCAATCCTTCGATTAACTCAACTTCATAACGATCAGGGCCAGAAAGTTCTTGAATAGTAACGTGAGCACTAGCACCAAACTCTAGAAGCTTAAAACACTCTATAACAGCTTTGGCCATTTCTTCGTCACCATTAGCAGAAATAGTAGCAACTTGTTCTAGTAAGTTTCTATTTTTAGTTGTAATTTTAATAGCATTTTCTTCAATAAAAGGAAGAATATATTGATTAAGAGCTTTTTTAACCTCACGAGCTACGCGTTGGGGAGAAGCTTTTTTATTTTTATCAGTATACTCAAACAAAGCATTAATAAAAGCGTTAGAAAGAATAGTAGCAGTAGTTGTTCCATCACCAGCTTCTGAGGCTGTACGAATGGCAGCGTCACGAGTTTGCTCCATAATAGCGTGCATGAATGGATCTTGATGTCCTAGGCTTTTAAAAACTGTAACTCCATCTTTGGTATTTTTTGATGGAATACCATGAAGATCACTTTCAATTAAAACATTTTCTCCACCTGGACCAAGAGTGCTGCCTACAATTTGAGCAATCTCATTCATTGTGTTTTTTACATAACGTCTAATTTTCTTTTTATCAGAAATGAAAAGTTTTGCGCTAGATTTTACTTTGCGTGATGACATCAATTCTCCTATAGAGTAAATTAAATATACCTACAGAATTAATATCGTAATTAGTTATTGAACCAGTATTTTAGAACAATATTGTGTTCAGCTGGAACGTGAAGTTCATTGCAAACTTCAATTGGGTCCTTGAATTCTAATTCTACAAATTCTTTGTCGGGATCTTTAGTTAAGTCTATATTGCCAGAAACTTCTATTTCGAATAAATATAAAAGTATATTTTTTTCTTTTACCCATTTAACGTGGGCTAGTTTTATTTTTTCTACGTCAAGATTTGTTTCTTCTTTTAACTCTCTGGCCATTCCAATAAAGGGATCTTCACCTTTATTTAGATGACCCCCAGGACTGCACCATTTTTGGCAATCGTTTCTTTTTCCCATAAGAAGTTCGTCTTTTTCATTTCTTATATAGGCTATTGCTACTCTTTTACTTTTAAGCATATTCAAACCCATACTCTTCAACGTCATTTTTGGCACCATTCAAAATAAGAAGCAAACTATTTCTAGCTATAGGATAACTTTGAAATGTCTTTTTTACAGAATCATAAATTTTGTTGTCATTTAAACATTTTACTTTTCTTTTGCGATTTATTGATTTTCCATACATGTGATTTTTCTTGCCTGTTTGTCTTTTAGAAATTTGCGGACAAGTTTTTTGTCCCTGAAATTTCATTATTCTTTTCCTGTATTATCAGTTTTTGGTTTAACCATATTTTCTAATATCTTTTCATTTTTTTCAAATGTTTTTAAAGCTACTAGTTTAGCAATAGATTCTACTTCTTTTTTGTTGAGACTAGGCATTCTTGTACTAAAAAATTCTAAAAACCTTTCGCGGTCAGGCCATGTTTTGTAGGCCTCTTCCATTTTGTTTAATTTTTTGTCTAATTCTTTAGTTGAAACTTTTACTTTTTTAGGAAGCTTGGTTGTACCTTTAAGGGCCTTTCTGACTTCTTCTTTTTCTTTAGCAGAGACAGCTTTAACTTTATCTTTAGCAATGGTTGGAATGTCAGTTTTTTCTAAACCATCAGCAGTCACTGAACACATAGTTTTCTTTGGTTTTTTTCCAAGCTTATTTACACATTTATCTTTAGATAAAACGTGCATTTCTGGGTCTATACACTCTTTTGCTAAAGCTGCACCACCAGTGAGTTGGCTAGGTGCTACAGCTCCTGAACTAGCAGTCATGGCCTTTTCTAGCTTTTCAGGTTTATGAAAATAATGTAATTCTTTTTTAGCTGGTATATAAGTAGCAATATGGTCTCTATCGTGACTGTGATAGTAATGGGTACCAGTGTGTTCTCCCATCATAGCGCCAGAAGATGTTTTATTTTTTAAATTTTCTTTATGTTTGTCAGATAATATTTTTTTTACATTTTCGTGATCTTTAACACCTGAATATTTAGTCCATTTTTTTCCAAAATAATTTTTTCCTGATTTTTCATTCTTTTTCATTTTACTTAAGTTTTCATTGACCTTTGTCCAATTGCCTTTGTCTGCGATGAATCTGTTAAAAAGTCGTCTGGCTTCATTTACTTTGCCAGCTTTATGAGTATTTGTAATGTGTTGAACCATTTTAGACCTATCTGCGTGCCCTGCAGGGATAAAGCCTTGGTGTTTTTGACTCATTGTTTCATGAAATGCTGGTTGGGTAGCTTCTTTTTTATTAGGAACAGGAGTGTTTGCAGGCTTCTTATCTAGTTGGTCCCACTTGGGAGCGCCAGATCTGATGTTTTTGATTTCTTTGTTAGGAAGTTTGTTGCCTTTTTCGTCAATCTTTTTTACATTTCCAAATTCGCCACCAGGCTTCTTATTCAGATCCATAGTTTCGTTTCTTGGTGCCTGTTTAGGTTTTTTATCAAGAACAGTAACACTTCCAAACTTAGCACGAGCTTGTTCTTTAGTCATTGGAGGCGGCTTAGGGGAAGGATACATTTGATCTTCTTTTTTTAATTCTTGAATATCAATTTCTTCTCTTTTTAATAGATCTTCTACATAAACATTTTCAATAGATTCACTTT